ATCAGATACACTACGCCAATACAAAGATACTATAGGTAGTAAACTAATCATAAAGTTCTACGTTATACTTTAGTATCAATAAACAATTTACAAATATTGGAGGTAGTATGGGAACAGCGAAGAAAGGGGCTGGGAGGCCCTTGGGAAGCCCGAATAAGGCGACTTCTGACGCAAGACAGGCCATAGCCACATTCGTGGATGGAAACGCTCATAGGCTCACTGGATGGCTCGATCAGGTAGCCAATGGAGTGCAGAAGTTGGATGAGGAGGGTGAGCCCACAGGGGAGTACATCACACCACCGAATCCAGCGAAGGCATTCGATTTGTTCCAATCGGTAGTGGAGTATCACATCCCCAAACTGGCAAGGACAGAACACACTGGATCAGATACTCAGCCTGTGGTGATCGAGCACAACATCAATGTGTTTGGCCAACTGCTAGAGAACATTAAGCTTGCAAGACAAGCCGAATGAGCCAGACGCTAGAGTTGGTTGACGAGGTCCTGATGGACCCCAAGACCCAAGCCGAGTTCACCAAGCTCAGCGCCATAGATCAGATCGTGTGGTTATGGCAGTATCAATGGCTGAGGGAGAAGGCGCATAAGCATCAGATTGAGCCATCAGGGGATTGGTGGAGCATATGGCTGATGCTCGCTGGCCGTGGAGCAGGGAAGACTAGGGCATCGGCTGAGACGTTGGCATCATGGGCATGGAACAATCCCAACACGAGATGGCTTGTATCGGCTCCGACTAGCGGTGACTTGAAGGGAACATGCTTTGAGGGTGACTCAGGACTCCTCAATGTAATCCCAGTTCAACTAGTAGAGAAATACAACTCAAGCCTTCATGAGATACATTTGATCAATGGATCGTTCATCAAGGGAATCCCAGCCTCCGAGCCCGAGCGCTTCAGGGGGCCACAGTTCCATGGGGGATGGCTAGATGAGTTGGCAGCATGGGAATACCTTCAGGAAGCGTGGGATCAGATACAGTTCGGTATGCGCTTGGGTAAGAAGACCAAGTTGATTTGCTCAACAACTCCTAAACCTAAAGACTTAATAGTTGAACTAGTAGGGCGCGAAGGGGATGATGTTGTCATCACGCGTGCATCCACATACGCTAACATCGACAACTTGGCGGAAAACTTCAAGAAGCAGATCATGTCCTATGAGGGGATGAAGCTAGGCCGACAGGAGATCTATGCGGAGCTGATCGACGCCGAGGAGGGTGGAATAGTCAAGAGGGATTGGTTCAGGCTATGGCCTGATGGTAAGGCTTTCCCTAAGCTTGAATACATCGTCCAAAGCTATGATTGCGCCACCTCAGATAAAACATACAACGATCCAACGGGATCAATCACATTGGCAGTATTCAAGCCCTTGGATGGGGGGATGTCTGTACTCATCTTGGATTGTTGGCAAGAACACTTACAGTATCCAGACTTGCGACCTAAAGTTCTCGAAGAGTATGAGGTCGTATATGGAGAAGGGAAAGACAGGAAGTTGGTTGACCTCGTCTTGGTTGAGGATAAGTCCGCAGGCATATCATTGATCCAAGACTTGCAAAGGGCGCACATACCAGTTCAGGCTTATAACCCTGGTCGCGCAGATAAGGTGCAAAGGCTATCCATTGTGGCGAACATCATCAAGGCTGGTCGCGTATGGATACCTGAGAGCAGTGTGAGGAAAGGATACGTAAGGGATTGGGCGGAGGGCATGGTGAGCCAGATCTGTTCATTTCCTGAGTCAGCGCATGATGAGTTCGTGGACTGCATCAGCCAAGGGTTGAGGTATTTAAGGGACGCGGGGTGGATCAGCATTGACGCGCCTCCAAGGGAGGAGATCACGCAAGAGGACATCACCGATGCGGAGATCTACAACGCACGTAGCAAGCAAAACCCCTACTCTCAGTAGGGAATACTAGTTGAACTGGGGGTGTGACATGACGATTGAGACTGAACTGATGGATTCGGGCAATGACTTCGGATACTTTGCCCAAACGGAGACAACGTACAAAAGGCTGATTCATATGGATGGGGTGAAGACCACCATATGTGAGAATCGGTTCGACATCACGGTGTTGCCTGAAGCGGACATAGGCGAGCAACTCGCGGTGCAGCAATTGAGGGATTGGATCAGATGGAGAAAGAAAAGGTCGGTGGACGAACTCAAGCCCTCGGTGGATAATTGAGTAATGAGTAAACCCAAACCCTCAATGGATCAGATGCGCCTTGCGTTAACCAAGGGGATGACCCGTGCTGAGCGTGAGGCGAACAAAGCTAAGTTCTTACATGGAAGCCATGAGAAGGGGGTCATGTACCATGGAACCAATGCTGACTTCAAAGACTTTAAGCCAAGCCAACGTGGGGCTCACTTTGTTTCGCCTGACCCAAGTTTTGTCAATAGTTATCTTGGCAATTACACAAACTACGGCGAATTGGAGCCCAAAGGTCAAAATATCATGCCAGTGCATGTGCAAGCCAAGTTGCCGTTTGATTATGACAACCCTGCGCATTTAGACAATCTTTACGATGAGTATGCAGCGATAAAAGGCAGGCCATTATCGAGTGGAGTCAAAGATGCCATATCACAAGGATATTGGGCTGAGCTAGAAAATCCTGATGTGATGAAGGCAATCAAAAACCTTGGCCATGATTCCATGTACGTGGCCGAACACAACGATAAAAATAAACTTGTCAAGAACTTGGCGTTGTTTCACCCAACACAGATTAAATCAGCCATTGGAAACCGTGGCACATATGACGTCAATGAACCAGACATTACCAAAGCCAAGGGTGGACAAGTCACTCACGCACATCATTTAGAAATAGAGGAGCGCCCCTTATGAATGAGTTAATCGGCAAGGGCAGACCCTTCTATTCAGCCTTGGACATGGGGGCTAAGGCTCTCAAGCGTAAGGTAGGAACTGGTTCCGAGTTCCTCAAAGAATTGATGGCGTTGCCTGGCGTCAAGCCCACTGAACTCAAAGAGCGTGGCCTTGAGTCGCTGATGAACGAGCCCAAGATGACGCACGAGCAGTTCCTTGGACATCTGTCACAAAAGTCAAATCCTAGAATAATTGACAAAACAATCATGCCCGTGACTGATAGTGAAATCATTGATGATTTAATCTATCAAGAGGCGCGTGAAGAAGCTCAATACTTGATGGGTCGTCGTGGAAGACGCAACGCTGACGAGTACGATGAGACCGTTGATGATATTGCACAAGACTTGGCAAACAACCAATGGAACAGATTTAGCCAGATAGCTGAAAGCATGAGGCGCAATGGTGAGATAGAAAAAGGCGCTGCACACGAAGAGTTGACTTTGCCTGGCGGTGAGAACTACCGAGAGATGCTTATCAAGTATCCAATGGGTAACTTTGAAGGTGTATCAAACCACTTCCATGGCGAGCCAAACATCCTAGCATCCATGCGTCTCAAAGACCGCACTGGGCCCAACGGTGAGAAGCTACTGCACCTTGAAGAGCTACAGTCAGACTGGCATCAACAAGGGCGTGAAAAAGGTTATCGCACAGAAGAAATTGAAAAGCGTCGAAAAGAATTATCGGATTTGGCGGCTCCTTACATTCAAAACAATAAAGCGATTCCAAAAGAAATTCATGATGAACTATTATCATTACCAAACAATTTTGCTCCACCAGACGCCCCATTTAAAAAGAACTGGGAAGAGATGGCCATTAAAAGATTGATGCACCACGCTGCAGAAAAGGGCTACCATGGCATCGTCATGACGCCTGGTGAAGAACAAAACAAACGATATAGTTTGGCAAAACATATACAAGATTTGCATTTATCAGGGTCAAACCTAGTTGCCTATGATAAAAATGGAAATGAAGTTATTAAACAAACAGGTGTTAGAGAAGAAGATTTACCTGAACTTGTTGGAAAAGAATTAGCGGAAAAGCTAATGCAACAAAAGCCACAAGGCACTTTACGTTCATTGACTGGTCAAGACATAGAAATAAAAGGCAAGCCAATGAAGGCTTTCTACAACAAGAAAGTCCCTAACATCTTTAACCAACTTGGAAAGAAGCATGGCGTTAAGATGGAGTTACATGGTCATACATTGCCTGGCGATCCAAGTGAGCGTGGAGACGCATCAGAACGACTAGGCGTAGCCCATGTTCCAATGGCTAATATGAACCCACAAGAACAAGCACAATTTAATGCCATGCTTGATAAGGCAAATGAAAAAAAGCTTCACCACTTTCCCATCACTGAGCCAATGCGCAAAGACATATTAACCAACGGACTTCCACTGTACAAAACAGGTGGCGTCGTACACAAAGCAACTGGAGGCAACGTGCAACCATCAATAGAGGAAATGCGCATGGCGCTCCAACGCAATAGACTCATGGTGCCCAAGGCTGAGATTCAGTCTATTGGCGCTAACGAGGCTCCTAACCTGTCAGACAAGATATATGTTGAGCCTGGCAGAGACGGCAACCCAAGCGTAGGTGGAGTAGACATGGACAAGATGACGCCTGGGATGCAATACGTTCAGCAGTCAGCGCCTCAGATGACGCCTCCAAATCAACAGCAACAACCTCAACAACCGCCACAGCAAGGCGGTCAAATGCCCCAAGGAGCTCCTCAGAGCAACATCTTGAGCATGACCCCCCAAGGACAGGCATTGAGCGCTCTAGGGCCACAGAATCAAACCATGCCCAACATGGCTAAAGGCGGATCAGCAAAGAAGCCTACCGTGGCAGAAATGAAAGAGGCAATCTTCCAAAAGGCACAAGAAGGACTGATGAGGCCATCTGAAGTATTAGGAAAGCACGAAGGAAAGTATTTGCACATCACAGAAGCTGACCGCGCAAAGGTAGAAAAGCGCAAACATGGCATGCGTGGTGGCGTAGGTTTTTCACAAATTGGATTGGAAGATCCTGACTATGCTGGCCGTGTTTGGGGTGTAGGCAAGTCGGGAACCGCAATCAAATTATTGAACCGTGAAAAGCGCGGACTGTCTCCCGAAGATAAAGCAATATGGTCTACCTTTATTGGTACACCTGAAATGCACACGTCCAACCAATTGGTCTTTAATAGGATGTGGAACAAATTTCAAGAGGCTAGGAAAAATGGTCTGTTGAGCCCAGAGCAAGAAGCCATGATGCTAGACATGATGCGCTCAGCAATGACCAAGGGCACAGAAAAGTCTCCTTCCAAGCCTGTATTTGATTCTGACGTATCATTTGATAACACGCACCATTTGTTTGACACGTTTGAGCGTCGTCGCATACTGGCTGATTTAATGGCTGGCAAAAAGATTGGCGGAAAGAAAGCGCAGATCTTTGATGCATCCAAAATGATCGAAGACACAACTGACCCAAGACTACTGCACGCTCCAAGCATGTCAGTTGGTCCTCACGTCTTTTCTTTCAGTGGAGAGACGTCATATGAGCCTGAGCTAAACAAAGCCTTCCCATTCATGTTGCATGGAGAGACTAGCCCAGAGGCGTTCAGACAAATACCGTTTGAGATGGCTGCGCCCGACTTTGTAAAAGAAATTCAAGAAACAAAAGGAAGAGCGCCTGGGTACATGGACATTGTCCGTAGAATACCTAGACAACAACTTACAGAAAAGTATTTGACTGCATTGCAGAAAAAGGGATACAAAAAAGGTGGCAAGGCAAGCCAAGACACCATGACCCTTGAACTCATGAAAAAACCTAAAAAGGCTAAGAAATGAACGACGAAATGAACATTGAAGAGCAAGACGATGGCTCAGCCATTGTTGATTTGCCTGAAATAGAAACAGAAGAACAGCCTGACGGTTCAGCAATTGTCACCATGCCTGACAGTGGGCCTGAAGAAAATCCTGACTTCTACAGCAACATGGCTGAGACTTATGATAGCCATGAACTATCAGGTCTTATTCAGCGATACATGGACTTGATCAAGAGCGACAAAGAAGCTCGTGAGTTAAGGGACAAGCAATACGAAGAAGGATTAAAGCGCACAGGCATGGGCAATGATGCCCCTGGTGGCGCAACCTTCATGGGCGCATCCAAAGTAGTTCACCCAGCCATGGCAGAAGGCTGTGTAGACTTCGCTGCTCGTGCAATCAAAGAGATGTTCCCACCTGATGGCCCAGTCAGAACAAAGATTTTGGGCAAGATGGATGAAATCAAGTCACAAAAAGCTGAGCGCAAGCGTGACTATTTGAACTGGCAGATCACCGAGCAGATCGAAGAGTTCAGAGACGAGCAAGAACAGTTGCTGACTCAGTTGCCTTTGGGTGGATCACAATACTTTAAGATGTGGTTTGATGAAGAGAAAAAGCGCCCATGCGTGGAGTTTTTGCCAATTGACCGCGTGATACTGCCGTTTGCTGCCACCAACTTCTACACCGCACAAAGAGCAGCGGAACTACACGAAATCACCGAGTATGAGTTTCAAAGACGCATCAGAAGTGGCATGTATCGTGACATCAACTATGTTAAGGCTACGGAAAGCATTGATATCGGCAAGGTAGAGCAAGCCAACAATAAGATTGAGGGCAAGCAGTTTGAGAAAAACCAAGACGGTATCCGCAACGTCTACCACGTTTACACGTTCTTAGAATTACAAGAAGACAAGTATTCCAAGGGCAAGTCAGCTCCATATATTCTCATGATTGATGAGATTGACAATGAAGTGGTGGGCTTGTACAGAAACTGGGAAGAACAAGATGAAACAATGACCAAGTTGGATTGGATCGTTGAATTCAAGTTCATTCCATGGAGGGGTGCATATGCAATCGGATTGCCTCACCTTATTGGCGGTCTTAGTGCTGCTCTTACTGGTAGCTTGCGTGCATTGTTGGATAGCGCTCACATCAATAATGCAGCCACCATGCTCAAGCTCAAAGGAGCAAAGATCAGTGGACAAAGTCAACAAGTAGACGTCACACAAATTGTTGAGATTGAGGGAGCGCCTGGGGTTCAGGACATCAGGCAAATAGCTATGCCTATGCCGTTTAATCCCCCATCCGCAGTGTTGTTTGAGCTCCTTGGCTGGTTAGATACCGCAACAAAGGGAGTCGTGAGCACGTCAGAAGAAAAAATCGCTGACGTTAACGCTCAGGCGCCTGTCGGTACAACTCAGGCTTTGATTGAGCAAGGTGCAGCGGTATTTTCTGCTATTCACGCTAGGCTGCATGAATCTCAGGCGCGCGTCCTCAAAATCCTATGCCGACTCAACCGTTGGCACTTTGACGAGATGCGCAAGTCAGAGGTAGTGGCTGACTTGGATATTGAAAGAGAAGACTTCTCGCGCAACACGGATGTTGTGCCAGTCTCTGATCCCCACATCTTTTCTGAGACACAACGCATGGCGCAAAACCAAGCGGTGTTAGCTTTGGCAGAAAAACATCCTGACCAGTTCAATATGAATATGGTTCTGTCTAGATTCTTGAAGCAATTGAAGATACCCAACATCAATGAGTTGATGAAGGACGTGCCTTCTCCTGAGCAACGCACATCTGCGGATGAGAACGCTGCCATGCTCTTAGGCCAACCCGCCTATGCGTACATGCAACAAGATCACATAGCGCACATTCAAGATCATTTGCAATTTGGATTGAACCCATTCTTTGGCCAATCCCCATTTGCAGATCCCAACTTTGTCAATAACTTGATTGAGCACATCAAGCAACATATGACATTGTGGTACTTGAACAGAAGTAATGCTTATGTAGCACAATCACAAGGTGGCAAGCCTGTAGACAACTACGATGATCCAAGTTTGACTGCGCACATCGACAAGCTGTACACAGTAGTTGGTGCGCACGTAGAAATGGATACGCAAGACGTCTTCCAAGCGTTTGTTCCACAATTTCAAAAGCTCATTGGTATTGCTACACAACGTCAACAAGCATCACAAGGTCAGTTGCCACCTGCTGAGCAAGTGGTCAAAGACACAAGCATGGCTGAGACACAGCGCAAGACCCAAGCCGACCAAGCCAAGTCACAGTATGATCAAGCCAAGTTGCAAGCAGATATGCAAAAGGCAACAATGGACAACCAAACAAAGATTGCAATTGAGAATGCTAAGCTGACTCATGAGACAATCCAAAACATTGCACAGGCACAACCGCCTGCTATGCAACCCATGGCGCAAGCGCCACAACCACAGGCGCCCGCGCCACAACCTCAAGGAGCCCCAAATGGCAACATCTGATCAAGAACAAAAGAGCATCAACGTCCCCCAACACAAGCGTTTGGCCCAAGGCGCACCCGTGAATGGACAAAGCATGAAGGATACAGGCAAGAAGCCCGTGTCTCCTCTTAGCAAAAACAAATGATTGAACAACTGATCCACGTGGTCAAACTTAGGCAATCCGAGTTAGCGTTTTCCCTTGCCTCTGGTAACGCGGTAACTTGGGAAGCCTATCAGCGTATGGTAGGTGAATACCAAGGTTTACAATTTACCCTGAATTCAATCGACCGTATGTTAGAAGAAGCTGAAGGTAAAGAATAAGTCGCACTCCGCGACTGAGGCCGCGCTGAAAAGCGCTTTGATGATGCACCTGAAACTATGGTGTTTAAGGAGAGAGTAGTGAGTGAAAAAGAGAAAATCCCTACGATTGAGGGAAATGCGGGCGTGCCTGACCCAGTTGAACTAGTATGGGCATTCCCTGATGTAGACCCTGGACAACGTCCATATGGTGGTCGTGTAATCGTTCAATTACGCCGTATTAAAAAACGCGCAGGACGAATCATCATCGTTGATGAAACCAAAGAAAACGAGAAGTGGAACAACATGATCGGTAAGGTCGTGGCCATAGGTCCGCTTGCGTTTAAGAACAGAGACACCATGCAACCATGGCCAGAAGGCTCATGGGCTGAGATTGGTGACTTTGTAAGGGTTCCAAAATGGGGTGGAGACAGGTGGGAAAGACCAGTTCCTGGTGAAGAAGCCGACACCGAACCCGTTTTGTTTATGACTATCAACGACCACGAACTGATAGCTAAGGTCACAGATGACCCACTGTCGTTTAAAACATACGTTTAAGGGGTAAATATTTATGGCAACCGAGCAAAAAACACCTGAATTGAAGATTGAAGAGTCACAAGACGGCTCTGCAATCGTTGAATTGGATGAAAGTTTGTTAAAAAACGATGATGATGGCGATAATTCTTCACAACTAGAAAAATTTGATCAAAATATTGACCAAAAACAAGCTGATGACGAAGATGCAGACCATCCTGATGACACGGACGAGCTTAGAGACGCTAAAAGAAGCCGTCGCAGAGCAAAACGTGACCTAGTCAAGAAGACAAACTACGAAAAAGACCTACGTTTACAGCAATTACAGCGTGAAAATGAAGAATTTAAGCGCCGTTTGTCTGATGTAGAGAATAGAACACGTCAAACTGACGTTTTGCGCATTGACAAAAACATTGAGGATACCCAAGTTCGCTTGGAGTACGCCAAAATGAAGATGGCTGAAGCTGTTAGCTCTAATGATGGCCAAGCCATGGTGGAGGCTCAAGACCTTTTGGACGAAGCCAAGGCTAATTTGGCTCAATTGGCGCAAATTAAAAAACAAGTAGCACAAGCACCACGCCCTGAAATCAACAATATCAAACTGCCTGAGCCTGAAGTACAGCGCAACGCTGCACAATGGATCAACAAAAACAGTTGGTACAAGATTGATGGTACGGACAGAGACAGTCGCATCACTTTAAAGGCGTCTGAAATGCTTGTTGAAGAGGGCTGGGACCCAAAAGATCCTGACTATTGGGACGAGCTCGATAGCCGTTTGCAAAAGTCTCTACCTCATCGTTATAATGATTCTGCAGACAGTAATTCCACTGTTAGAAAACCAAGGAATGTTGTGGGTAGTTCAGGACGAGAGGCTTCAGCAGCTTATGGGGGTACTAACCGTACCCAGTTCTTGCTTACTCCAGAAAGAGTAAAAGCAATGAAAGAAGCTGGCGCATGGGACAACCCTGTTCGCAAAGCAAAGATGATCGAAAACTTTGTGAAGTTTGACCGTCAGAATAAAACTTACTAACTAATACTTGGAGAATAATATGGAATCACGTCTTAAAAAATCTTTGAATGCTACAGGTCGTAATGACCGTGAAAACGGGGAAGCGAGTCATGGAGCACCAGAAGAAAAGTTCATTTCTACACAGGAACGTCGCAAGATGTGGAGTGAGGAGTGGACGCAATCAGCACTGCCAAAGTTACCCAACATGGATGGGTGGCACCTTTGCTGGCTTTCAACTACCAATAGCTATGACAGCATTGATAAGAGGATTCGTCTAGGGTACGTCCCCGTTAAGTCGGAAGAGTTACCAGGCTATGAAGATTATCGAGTGAAGTCAGGTGAGCACGTTGGTTATATCTCGTGCAACGAAATGTTGCTATTTAAATTGCCAATGGACATTTTCCAAGAAATTATGACTTATCAACATCATGACAAGCCCCGTGAAGAGGCTGACAAGATTAGAGTCCAAATTGAAAGTCTCCAAGGACAACGCGATAGTAATGGCCGTTCACTGGTTAACGTTGAGGGTGAAGGTATTGGCGGAATTGAACAGCAACCAAGCAAAACACCCGTATTTTCGGGTTAACCTAAAGGAGTTTGACTATGTCAGCAACTAATGCTCCGTTTGGCTTGCGCCCTGCGTTCCACCCCTCTGGTCTGGATCGCGCTCAGGCGCTTGCTGGCGGTATTCAATCTGGTTTGTCCGTTAACATTTTAAAAGGACAACCAGTTTCTTACGTGACAGCCGCAGTCTTGACAGCCACAAGCTTGTCAGGCATTGCGAAAGGCACAATCGTCCCCTCTGCTACCCCTGGTAACAGTGCAGCTTCTGACGGCTATCAAGTCGCAGGCGCTTTCGCTGGTGTTCAGTGGACAGATACAACTGGTCGCGCTCGCGTTTCCAACTATTGGCCCGCAAACACTAGCTACACTGCTGGTACTTGCGTAGCTTATTTCTACAACGACGAAAAAATCGTTTACGAAATCCAAGCTGACGGTTCAATGGCTCAAACCACTATCGGTGGCGAGTACAACTTCAGCAACATTACCGCTGGTTCCACAACCACTGGTTTGTCTCAAGCAACTTTGGCTTCAGCTTCTGCTCAAGCTAACGGCGCTCAAGGCCAAATGCGTGTTGTTGACTTGGCTCCCTACGTGGACAACGCTTGGGGTGACGCGTATACGATTGTTCGTATCCAGTTGCCATATGTTCAATTTGTTGCAGCAACTACTGCTGTTGTTTAATAAAGGAGTATTGCAATGGCAGCACCAATGCGAAGTACGGACTTTAGAAGTATTGTTGAACCTATTCTCAACGAATGCTTTGACGGAGTCTATGACCAACGTGCCGACGAGTGGAGCCGTGTGTTCCGCGAAGAAGACGGCATTCCCCGTAACTATCATGAAGAGCCTGTCCTTTATGGATTTGGCGCAGCACCCCAGTTGCCTGACGGTACACCCGTTACGTATCAACAAGGTGGTGTGTTATTCCTGAAGCGCTATTTGTACAAAGTGTATGGCCTTGCCTTCGCTTTGACAAAAGTGTTGGTGGAAGACGGCGACCACATCCGTATTGGTCAAGTTTATGCACGTCACTTGGCACAGTCTTTGGTTGAGACTAAAGAATTGTTGTCAGCTAACGTGTTGAACACAGCCTTCAACAGCAGCTATCCCGGTGGCGACGGTGTTTCTTTGATTAACACTGCTCACCCCATCGTGAATGGCACATTCAGCAACCAATTGGCTACTGCAGCTAACTTGTCTCAAACATCTCTTGAGCAGATGTTGATTCAAATCCGCCAAGCAGTTGACAACAACGGCAAGCGTATTCGCTTGGTACCACGTCAATTGATCGTGGCTCCTGGCAATATCTTCCAAGCTGAAGTATTGTTGAAGTCAGTGCTCAGAACTGGCAATGCAAACAACGACATCAACCCCATCAAATCTATCGGTTTGTTGGACGAGGGTGCCGCTGTGTTGTCACGCTTGACATCATCTACAGCATGGTGGGTTCAGACAGATGCTCCCGAAGGCTTCAAGCTTTTGATGCGCAGACGTCTTGAGAAAACCATGGAAGGTGACTTCGAAACTGACTCTATGCGCTACAAAGCAACAGAGCGTTACGACGTTGGCTTCACAGATCCCCGTTGTGCCTACGGTACAGCCGGAGTCTAAAGCAAATAGGGGGTGGATAATCTCCACCCCTTTTTTTTAACTGATCAAGCTTTTCAAGGAGAAGATCAAATGCCTCAATTTTCAGACGACCTATTCTTAGGCCCAGCCCAAACCTACATGGGTTTGGATTTATCACAAACAGAAGGTACATTTACTGGTTCAGTAACTGGTACCACAATGACCATCACCGCACTTTTGACAGGCGACATCCTGACTTTAGGACAATATGTAAGCGGAACAGGCATTACTGCTGGTTCTTACATTACAGCTTTTGTCACTGGTAATGGTGGAACTGGTACATACACGCTGAGCGCATCTTCAAGCGCTACAGGCTCAATCACAATTACATCTTCAGGCGATGCATACCTTGGCGACCCCGCTCCCATGGACTTGGGTGTTGGCCCCCTTGGTCGTGTATACGTTTGGGATTGTGTTCCACAAACTTTGCAGACAGCAAACATTGCTGCATCACAGACAGCATCAGGTTCTGGATCAGTTACATTGACTGCAGGCACATCAGTGAAATCTGTTGTTCGCGCTGACGGCACAACTGTTCTTCAATTGAACACACCACGTGCATTGCAAATCAACACATCAACAACTGCTCGCACAATCACAATCAGTGGTTACGATTACTATGGTCAAGCAATGACTGAAGCAATCACAGTTGCAACCGCAGGTACTGCTAAGTCAGGCAAAAAAGCTTTCTATCAAATCGTTAGTGCAACAATCAACGGTTCTGCAACAGCAGTAACTATTGGTACTACTGACACTTTGGGCTTGCCTGTACGTTGTTTTGACGCAGGTTACGTTGTCAAAGTGGGTTGGAACAATACTCTTGCACAAGATACTGGTACATTTGTAGCAGCAGACTTGAACACCGCAACATCAACAACTGGTGATGTTCGTGGAACATACACACCATCTACAGCTTCTGACGGCACTAAGCGTTTGGTAATGACTATCGCTTTACCTGGCATTGCTGTTGGCCCTAACGCTACACGCGTTGGCGCTCTTGGCGTTACACAAGCTTAATAGGAGGCTACTATGGGTCAATTTAAACCAATGGTGAAGATGTACACCGACGAGCCTTCAGTCATCCTGAAGCTCAAAAAAGGCGGTAAAGTACATCACAAAGGCATGAAAGCTGAAGAGCATGGCCACAAGTCCATGCACGAGGCACATGGTGGCATGATGCATGGTGCTCACGAGGCTTTTGAGTCTGAGCATGGCCACGCCCCCAAGAAGCCTTCTATGCATGAGCGTCGCAAAGCTATGAACCCCAACCAGTACAAAAAGGGTGGTAAGGTTGAGCACAAGCTTGACGGTGGCATGATGGGCGCTCCAATGCGTGCTCCTATGGCTCCTATGGCACGCCCCGCTATTGCAGCGATGGCACCAGCAGCTCGTGTAGCTCGCGCAGCCATGGTAAGAAAAGCTCTGACTGGCATGAAAAAAGGCGGTCACATGGGCATGGAAAAGCACATTGAGAAGTTGGAGAAAGAACTCCATCATCACGAGTCTATGCCAATGGAAAAAGCTCACAAGATGCACCACAAGGCATCTGGTGGCGCTATTGATCGTGACGAAACCAAAACAACAATCAAAGGTAACGCAAAGAAATTTGAGAAGACCATGGTTGTTGATGGTGACCACCACGACAAGCACCACGGCACTGGAGAAATCCATGAGGGCAAACCAGCAGGCTACAAACACGGTGGAAAGATGCACAAAATGCATCACAAAGCCACTGGTGGCGCTATTCCTTCTGACACCCATGAGTCTAAGAACCCAGGCAAAATCAAGATGCATGGCACCATTGAAGACAATGAGCATGACTACTTGAACACCGAAATGCACTCAGCCAAGCGTGACAAAGCTCATGGTACTGGTGGCATTAAGGAAACCAACGCTGGCGGTTACAAGCATGGCGGTAAAGCTCATCACAAGATGCATCATAAGGCTACTGGCGGCGCAATCCCTGCGGCCACAATGAAAGGCAAAAAGGAAGACAGACTCAAAGGTGACACCTATGAGGATGGCGACTGGGAAAACCGCGCTGCTGACACATCTACACCCGGAAAGAAAATGGGTCGTACTGGTGAGGTCAAAGAAGCCAATGCTGGTGGTTACAAGCATGGAGGCCATGCAGTAAAAAAGCACTACGCCACAGGGGGTAATGTAGTCGACGATGGCAAGGCAGTAAAAATGCCTAAGCACTTCGTCAGCCGTCCTGTGGCCAACAGCTTGCAATCTGGTACTTTCAAACGCGGAGGTAAAGTCGCAAAAAAGGCTGACGGAGGCATGACCTCCGATGACCAAATGTTTGCCGACAAAGCCAACCGTGACTATGAAAACTGGGAGAAATCTCAGCGTGCAGAAAACGAAGCAACCAAGAACATGATTCCCAACGCAATCAAACGCGGTGTGAATGCAGTTAAAGGGTTGTTTGGTTCAACCACACCAGATGGTAGCGTGACTAAAACTGAAAAATCAGTTACATATTCACCTGCTAAAAAGCGTGGTGGCTCAATGAGAAAGTGTTGAGTAAGATGGGAGGGCTTCGGCTCTCCCACTTTTTAAGGAACAATTATGAGTAATGGTATTACTGCATCAGTGACACGAGCAGGAAGAGTTGAGCCTTTCAACCTTCAAGTTTCTCGTGGTCAAATTCAAGGTCACACACCATTTTTGCTTTACGGATACTCAGCTTCCGTTAGCAACACAGCATTTGGCCCTCTTTGGGAAGGTTTAACCCAAAGCGGTGGTCTATACCCATTTCCTAGTTCAGCAGCTCAATTGACCATTGTCAGTTCTTCGGCTTCTGATACAACCGCATTGAGCGTTCAAATCCAAGGCTTGGATGCCAACTTTGCGCCAATCAGCGAAGTAATTGCCTTGAACGGTACAAATGCTGTTACATCAGTTAAATCATATTTGCGCATCAACAATGTTGGCGTAACAAATGGCGTTAACGTAGGAACTATTACATTCAAGCAAAGTACCACATTGCTAGCACAAATTAACCCTGGCTTGGGCGTTAATCAAGCAAGTATTTACACGGTGCCTGCTGGTTATAGTTTGTACATTATGCGGTCTTACAAGACAGCAAATATTGGTTTTACAAGTGGTTCTTGGATTAACTTTGAAGTTCAATTCAACGATAACGTGTCAGGCGCTCAAAAAATTGTGCAAGAACAAACTTTTGTGCAACAAATTGAAATTAACTACGAAACAGTGCCTCGCAAAATTACAGAGAAAACTGATATTCAATACTTGTATAAAGCAAGCGTTGGTGGTCCATTGATTTGTTCGCAAAACTTAGTTGGCATTTTGATTCAAAATGACAATCTTGTAACTGGAGTAGGAACCTAATCATGCCTTTAACCAAATCTAAATCCAAAAAAGCTTTTGAGCACAACATCAAGGCTGAGATTCACGCAGGCAAGCCCCAGAAGCAGGCAGTAGCGATTGCTTACGCAGTCAAAAGACATGCTAAAAAAGCTCATGGTGGTGAAGTTTCTACACATCACGCCAATGAAAAACACAAGGGATGTTGGTAATGAAGAACGGTCTTTATGCCAATATTCATAAAAAACAAGAGAGGATAGCCCATGGATCAGGAGAACACATGCGTCGTGTCGGATCTAAAGGTGCCCCTACAAAGGAAGCCTTTATCGAGTCAGCTAAAACGGCTAAAAAGAAAGATGGCGGTGGGGTCAGTTTGGCTGTCGGTCGCGGTGAGAAACTACCGACAAACAAAGGTGCGGGACTCACAGCTAAGGGTAGAGAAAAGTACAATCGAGAAACTGGGAGCCATTTAAAAGCTCCTCAGCCACAAGGTGGCGCTCGTAAAAATTCATTTTGTGCAAGGATGTCAGGAGTAGTTAAACACGCTTCAGGAGATGCGCCAAGAGCAAAAGCATCTTTGAGAAGGTGGGACTGCCCAGGATGGTGAGGTAACTCATGTCTTATAGTGGTACTGTTGGACAAACGGTAGTAACCGTTCAGAACTTTATTGACCAAGGCGCACGTTTATCGGGCAAATTGGCTGAAGAACTGACGATTGAACAAGTTCAAGGCTCTAAACAAGCCTTGTTCTTTGTGCTGTCCAATTTAATCAATCAAGGCATCAACTATTGGGCCATCAATAAACAGGTCTATGGCCTGATTCCAGACCAATACGAGTATTTGCTACCCGTAGGTGGCGTTGACGTCTTAAACGCGCTCTATCGCACGATTACACAGCCTTCTGGATCATATTCATCAAGCGATGGATCAGGTGTGTCAAACATTTATGATGACAACATCCAAACTTATAACCAGATGACGGTGGCAAATGGGTATTATCAGGTCAATTATGGGACAAACAACTCCCAATACATTGGTTCAATTGGCTTCATGCCCTATATTTCTGGCGGTGGAACTGCAACATGGAGCTACACGCTTCAATATTCTTATGACGGATCAACTTGGGTCACGTTGTACACAGGAACAAACGTAGCTGTTCAAGATGGCCAATGGGTATGGCAAGACATTGACCCAGGTGCTACGGCTCAGTATTACAGAATGCAAGCCACAAACGGTACAACTTTAGCATTAAGAGAGTTGTACTTTGGTGTTAACACCACAGAAGTGACAATGTCTCGATTAAATAGAGATGATTACACAAACTTGCCAAATAAGAACTTTACGGCTAATCAGCCCTATCAGTATTGGCTAAATAGAACTATTCCACAGGCAAAGATTACTTTGTGGCCAGCCCCAAGTAATGCTTTTGTACAAATGACAGTTTGGTATTCACGTCAAATTGACGATGTAGGTGGTTTGAATGGTCAACTTGAGATACCACAACGTTGGAATCAGGCTATTCAATACTTATTAGCTCACCAAATGAGCTTGATATTGCCTGGCGTTGACTTGGGAAGAATTCAATATTTGGAAGCACAAGCAGAAAAATACTTTATCATGGCTGAAAATGAAGAGCGTGATAAGTCACCAATCTACTTTGCGCCTAACATAGCGCCGTACACACGATGAACTACTTTCTGACCTATCAACGCTTGATTGCAAAGGCAAAGGCCAGAGTGTGCCCAGACGGATACGTTGAGCGCCACCACATTCTGCCCAAGGCACTGGGTGGCTCCGATGACAGCTCAAACCTTGTGGCTCTAACAGCTCGTGAGCATTTTTTGGCTCATGTACTACTGGCCAAAATCCATGGCGGGACAATGTGGCAGGCGGTGATAATCATGAAAGGCGGAAAGAACAGATACTGCAACAGCCGACTGTTTGAAATTGCACGCCGACACGCTTTTGTTGAAAGGGAGAAGTCCATCAAGAAAAAGCGCATTTCCGACCCGTCTTTTGATGCGTACATGCACAAAGTTCGCTCTGAAGCCACAAAGCACAGGGTGGAGGGCTATCAATCCGAGGCTGGCGAAAAATTTAAAGAGCGGTTTGCGACAGATCGCGAATATGCCGCAAAAATATCAAAAAATCGCGCCAAAGCGCAAGAAGCAAGCGCAGCGGCAGTACGGATGAAGTCTTTCCAAAAAGCCGAAAAAATACTAGCCATGAGGTCTGAGGGCAAAAAATACAGCGACATAATGCAGGCGGTTGGTTGCTCAATTGGATTTGTCTCAAAGGTGGTGAGCAATGCCCAGATTTCTTGATACAAGTGGTAATGCATCTATTGCCATCTTTATTTGTGACAGATGTCGTTTCAAAAGACCAATTATTGAGGCGATGCCTGACCCAAATTTTCCTGGTCTAAAAGTATGTCAACGTGGGTGTGCAGATCAGAAAGACCCCTACCGATTACCCGCTAGAAAGACTGAGCGAATTAACTTACAATTTCCAAGACCTGATGTTAGTGTTGCAGCTAATGACAATGGTTTGGTGGTGACGCCTACAGGTACAAATATCCCTGGCGGTAATCCTACCGAAATCTACATTAGTACACAAAATGGGAATGATATTCCCCAACAAAATGGCAACACAAACATCATAAGCCCAAGCCCCAATCCATCTACAGGCCAATAACATGAGTGGACAAGTCACAATTACACAATTGCCAACCGCAGGGGCGTTAACTGGTAACGAGTCAGTTCCCATTGTGCAAAATGGCGTGACGGTTCAGACAACCACAGGCGCCATAGCATCTCAGCCCACACAAACTCAAACATTTTTGACGGTTGGCCAACAAACCAGCCTTGCAAATAGTCGTCAAATAGCAGTTTCAACTGGTTTAACTGCAACAGATGGCGGTTCTTTGGGTAGTTATACCATAGCAGTCACAGGTGCATTGGCATCGTTGATCAGTTCTGGCACAGGAATACAAGTCAAAACCAATAGCACTACGCTCACAAACGTACAAATTACTTCAAGTGGATCAGGCGTATCAGTTGCAAATGGTGATGGCACAACTGGCAACCCAACAATCAGCCTATCAACAGTTCTGCAAAACTTAGTTGGCACAACTGGAACAGGTTTATTGGCGCTAAATGGCACAGCTTTGAGCACAGTAGCAGTGACTGGCGTCTCAGGACAAATATCAGTCACGAATGGGTCTACAAGCCCTCAAATTGGCCTTGCAAGCACCGCAGTAAGCGCAGGGTCATACACACTACCAACAGTCACATTTGATGCGTATGGAAGGGCTACATCAGCCTCTAGCGCGTCAACGACAGGAAGTGGCGCAGTAGTATTGGCAAACAGTCCTACTTTGACTGGAACACCAAGTGCGCCCACAGCATCAACTGGAACTAATTCCACACAAATAGCAACAACTGCTTTTGTGCAAAATGCAATTGGCTCAGGTGGCGCGGTTGTAAACACATTTAGCGCAGGTACTACTGGTCTTTCACCCTCAACAGCAAGCTCAGGCGCTATCACTTTAGGTGGTGTCTTAGGTGTTGCAAATGGTGGAACAGGCTTGTCTACAGCCCCAACTGCAGGAGGCGTCCTTTACGGAAACGGAACTGGCTTTGCTGTGACTCCAGTTGGATTGTCAGGTCAAGTTTTGACTAGCCAAGGCTCAAGTAATCCCATTTGGCAAACATTGACTGGTGCAGGAACAGTTACATCTATAACTGCAGGCACAGGATTGACTGGTGGAACAATCACAGTATCAGGCACGATTGCAATTGATACAACAGTTGTCACCACTTTGACTGGAACGCAGACTCTGACAAACAAGACATTGACTTCTCCAGTCATTTCGTCAATTGTCAATAGCGGAACACTGACCCTACCCTCAAGCACTGACACTTTGGTAGGTAGAGCAACAACCGATACATTGACAAACAAGTCAATCAGTGGCTCAACAAACACATTGAGTAATATTGGCAATAGTTCATTAACCAATAGTTCAATCACGTTAGGAACAACAAATATAGCATTAGGCGCAACATCATTGACGCCTGCTGGCTTGACTTCAGTTTCAGTAACACAAGACCCAACATCTGCACTTCAGTTGGCCACTAAGCAATATGTGGATGCTGCAGTCTCGAATGTAAACTATCACGCAGCTTGTAACTATGCAACGACTGCTGACTTGGGAACAGTTACTTACAACAACGGATCATCTGGAGTTGGCGCAACAATCACCAAAACAAGTCCTTTTGCTACTTTAGCAATTGATGGCGGAAGCCCAAGCGTTGGCCAAAGGATTTTAGTTAAGAACGAATCTTCAGGTCAATATAATGGTATTTATACTGTTACCAGCGTGGGATCAGGATCAGTTGGATGGGTATTGACTCGTGCAACAGACTATGATCAAACAGGTACTGGACAGAATGAAGTAGCCCCAGGCGATACAACTTTTATTATCAGTGGAACTGTAAACGCTTCCACTCAGTGGGTACAAACTACTGATGCTCCAATCACAATTGGCACAACACCTTTGGTGTTTGCACAAATTGCTGGACCTGGCGCTTATACCGCAGGCACAGGACTTACTTTAACTGGAACACAGTTCAGCATTTCAAATACTGCTGTAACTGCCAACTCATATGGTTCAGCAAGTTCTGTTGGTACATTCACAGTAAATGCACAAGGTCAATTGACTGCAGCTAGTTCTACTTCAATTGCAATTTCTGCATCACAAATCACAAGTGGAACACTGCCAATAGCAAATGGTGGAACAGGACAAACAACCGCTTCTGCTGCATTCAATGCATTGTCCCCCATTACCACTACTGGTGATTTAATCATTGGAAACGGTACAAATAGCGCTACAAGGCTTGGAATTGGGTCAAATGGCTATGTGTTGACTTCTAATGGTACAACTGCATCATGGCAATCAGCGTCAGCAGGAGTTTCATCATTTAGCGCTGGCACAACAGGATTTACTCCAAATACTAGTTCAACTGGTAGTATTACTTTAGCAGGTACGCTTGCAACTACAAATGGTGGTACAGGGTTAACATCATTTACATCAGGAGGTGCGGTTTATGCGTCCTCAAGTTCGGCTCTTACTACTGGTACTTTACCTGTTGCTTCTGGCGGTACTGGCGTTGCGACACTTACGGGTCTAGCATACGGTAGTGGGACATCTGCATTTAGTGCAGCAACCGCAGCTCAAGTGGTTTCTGTAATTGGAACAACCGCAGTAACAAACGCAACAAACGCAACCAATGTAGCTGCAACTGCAGGATCGGGTTCAACCAATTACCTTCACTTTAGTTCAACAGCAACAGGCAACGTTGGGGTTAACACAAACACATCCCTGACATACAATTACACAAATAATACCTTGACAGCAGGTATCAACGGAGGAACATTCTAATGTCAGCATCAGGCTATACCCCAATATATTTGTACAACAGTGGTACATCAACCAACACGCCTTCATCTGGTAATTTAGGCAACGGTGAACTTGCAATCAATTATGCAGACGGCCGTATTTTTTATAAAAATTCTAGTGGCGTAGTCAATTTAATTGGTGGCTCAACAGTAACAACTGCAGCCGCAACTACCACCACATTAACTGCTCTTTCCACACGAATCCAAAAGATCAGTGGGTCAACAACACAGACAGTTCAATTGCCTGCTGCAAATACTTTGCCTGCAGGTCAAGTGTTTATCATTGATAACGATGCGACTGGTAACGTTACCGTAAACGATAACTCATCTACTTTGGTGACTACAGTTTACCCAGGCAATATGGTTTATCTTTGGGTAGAAGACAACTCAACTGCTGCAGGTTCATGGGGTAAGTATGCGTTCATTCCCTCTGGAACTTACGTTGCATCAGGAACTACTGGATCATTGTTAACCACAACTGGTTCTGGCTCTTCTTTAACCTTTGGTTCTGGCTCATTATCTCTTGGTGGTAATTTAACTACTTCAGGAGCTTTTGCCACAACACTAACAACAACAGCAACAACATCTTTGACACTACCAACAAGCGGTACAGTCACAGCTTTAGGCAATACAACTACAGGCTCGGGTTCTATTGTCTTGGCTACAAGCCCAACTTTGACAACTCCAACTTTGGGCGTTGCATCAGCAACAACAATTAATAAAGTTACTTTGACTGCACCAGCTACAGGCTCAACTTTGACCATAGCTGATGGAAAAACATTAACAGCTAACAATTCAATCACTTTTACTGGTACAGATAGCACCACCATGACATTGCCTCCTGTTAGTGCAAGTCTTGGTTATTTGAGCATTCCACAAAACAGTCAATCAGCCGCATACACAACTGTATTGGGTGATGCAGGGTACTGTATTTTTCACCCATCATCGGACGCCAACGCACGTACATTTACAATTGCTGCCAATGCTTCTGTAGCATATCCTCTAGGCACAGTCATTCAATTTATCAATATGTCTGCAAGCAATGTAACAATTGCTATAAACTCTGACACATTGACATGGGCACAGGGTGGTAGCACAGGATCAAGAACATTAGCGCAATATGGTGTAGCAAACTGCATCAAGATTGCAACAACTCAATGGCTCTTAACAGGAACTAATGTGACATGAGTGGAATACTTAATGCTTTTGTTGGTGGCTCTTATGCTGGTGTACCGGGTGCTCCTACCATTGGTACAGCTACAGGAACAAGCACTTCTGCAATTTCTGTTTCTTTTACAGCACCATCCTACAACGGTGGATCGCCAATTACAGGGTATCAAGTGGCATGTACTTCATCTGGTACAAACACAGCAACAGGTTCATCTAGCCCAATTTCAGTAACTGGGTTGTCTGCTGGAACAAGTTACACATTCCACGTCAGGGCGCAGAATGCAATTGGCTATGGTTCGTATAGTGGAAATGCAACTGCTTCAACAAATGCGGCGGCAGGCTCTCAATCTTATACAACTGCTGGTACCTACACTTGGATTGCTCCAGCAGGGGTTACTAGTGTTTCAGTTGTAGCTGTTGGTGG